AATTGATGAAATCTCGAGGATTAGGCGATAGTATAGCTAAGTTCACGGAAAGAACAGGTGTTAAGACCATTGTAGATAGAGTGTCTGATGGTCTTAATTTACCTTGTGGTTGCAAGCAAAGACAAACAACTTTAAATAAAATGTTTCCTTATAAAAATTAATATGGCATTTAAAATAAAATCACCTTTTAATTTAGACCTTTTAAGCACTCCGATGTTTGAAAGAGACATGGGTGATGATCCAGTTTACGCTAGAACGCTTAAAACAGGATCTATTGTTTTTAATGAAGATGAGAAAGATCCTTATAAAAAATTACAAACTCTTACTCATGAAATGGAACATGTTAATCAATTTAAAAGAGGAGATTTAGATTACGGAGAAAATGGAGCTGGTAAACAAGTTGTCTGGTGGAAAGGCAAAGAAATAGATTACAAGCATATGGCATCTGGTGATCCAACACAACCTTGGGAAATAGAACCTTATAAAAAAGAAATAAAACTTAAAAAACAATAAAAATGGCAAAAGAAGAAATGGGTGCATACAAAAGAAAAGGTGCAGCTGAATCAAAATACTTATCCGAAGACGGAGACGTAATAGACGAAAACAAAAAAACTGCAGGACCTGCTGAATACGGCGGAAAAAAAGGAGACGATTCAAAATCTAAAAAAGATTACGAAGGACCAGGTAAAGGAAAAATGCATATGGATAAAAAAGTCGAAGGACCAGGAAAAGGTAAAATGCATATGAGCAAAAAAGTTGATGGACCAGGAAGATCATCTGGATACACTCAAAACTTTGGGCCAGCAAGAGTCAACGGTTATGCAAAAGGAGCTGCTAAAGTAAACTCTATAATGGGAAAAGGACCAGCAGAAGGTTTTTTTGACACCGCTAAAAAAGTATTTAGAACTGGAACAAGAGCCCTAGGAGACATTGGTATGCAAGCTTTAGATGTAATTAGACCTGATCATGGTAGTGATGCTGGTGGACGTAGAGCTCCAGGCGCAACTAGTTATTCAGAAAAAGTAGGTCAAAAAAGAGATGAAATGGCGCATTATCAAAAATCAAGAGACTTAACAGCTCAAGGTAAAACTTATTTTAATTTATCTAGAGCGTTTGATGATGATGGTTCAGGGTCAGGTATATTTAACTCAAATGTTCCACCACAAACAACAACTGCAAGTAAAAATAAACCAATATCAAGAGGATAATTGAGCAAAAAATTCAAAAATACCAAAGTTGGGCAGTTTTTAAGCAAAGCTGCCCCAGGTATTATTGACATTGCGAGCGATGTCTTACCAAGCGCAGGAGTTTTTGGTTTAGTTAAAAATTTAATAACTAAAGATAAAAATCTACCTACAGAATTTAAAGAAAAAGCATTGATGTTATTAGAACAGGACATGATAGAAATGCAAGAAGTTTCAAAACGCTGGGAAAGCGATATGAAAAGCGATTCATGGCTTTCTAAAAACACAAGACCGATGTGTTTAATATTTTTATCTATAATGACTATTTCATTTATATGGGTTGATAGTCATCATGAAATATCTTTTACTGTAGAACAAGAGTGGATAGGTTTATTAAAAACATTAGTAACAACAGTTTATGTAGCTTATTTTGGTTCTCGAGGAGCGGAAAAATTTAAATCTATAGGTAATAATAAATAAGTAAATAATAATTAAATAAAATTAAATGAAAAAATTAACATTATTGTTAGTAGTAACATTATTTTCAGTTAAGTATTTTGAGTTAACTGATTCTACTACAAATCTTTACTTAAATCCAGTTAGTTTTTTGGGTTTAATAATAACATTATGGTTCACGCTAGGAACATATAAATTAGCAAAAAAATTAATAACAAAAATTAAATTAAATTAAATTATGAAAAAAGCAGAAGAAACAGTAAAAGCAATGATAACTGAAGAACAGTTAAAATTATTGCAAGAACAACAAGGTAAATTAAATGAAATGCTTAGAACAGTAGGTGTTCTTGAGATACAAAAAAGTAATGTATCAAAAGAAATTGAAGCTTTAAGTAAAGAAATTGATTCTACTAAAAAAGAATTAGAAGAAGAATACGGTCAAATTAATATCAACTTACAAGACGGATCGTATACTGATATTGAAAAAGAAGATGACAAATAATATTAGAAAGATTAGTATTGGATCAGACTACAAAAATGATGCTATGCATTATTCTGTAGGTCAAGAAGTATATGGTGGTCATGAAATATCGCATATTCTATTTGAAGATTCAGACAATTCTTATAATATACATATAAAGAAAAACAACGAGATATTGCCATGGAAAAAATTTAATTCTAACATGGCTATATCTGTTGAATACGACCTTAAATATTGATGAATAGTTTGTATGATTTTATAGTAGAACCATTAGGTGATACTTATGATAATAAAATAAAATTAGGCAATGTTGATATAATATTAAATACAAAAATAGAAAGTTATAAATTTGTTAATAATGTTGCTAAAGTGCTAGCAACACCTTTAGCTTATAAAACTTCTATAAAAAAAGGAGATTTAATATTAATACATCATAATGTGTTTAGAACTTTTTATGATATAAAAGGCGTTAAGAAAAAATCAAGATCTTATTTTAAAAATAATAAATATTTTTGTGCGTTAGATCAAATATATTTATACAAAACAAAGGACAAATGGAACTCTATAAATGATAGATGTTTTATACAACCTGTAAAAAGTAATAATAAATTTAAGGTTGAAAAAGAGCAAAGTCTTATTGGTATATTAAAAATAGGTAATAGCTCATTAGAAACGCTAGGAATTAACGAGGGAGATACCGTAGGTTATACACCTAATGGTGAGTATGACTTTATAGTTGATAATAAGCGTTTATATTGTATGAAATCAAATGATATTGTAATTAAGTATGGAAATCAAAAAAACCAAACAGAGTATAATCCTAGCTGGGCGAGTAGCAGTTGAAGAATTAATTAAAGTTGCTAAAGAACCTATTGTAGATGGAGAAGATGACATCACTGCTGATAGACTTAAAAATGCAGCAGCTACAAAAAAACTATGTATATTTGATGCTTTTGAAATTCTTACTAGAATACAAGAAGAGCAAGATATGCTAGATGAAAAACCTAAAGAAGTTAAAAAAGAAACTACATTTCGTGGTTTTGCTGAAGGAAGATCTAAATAATGTATACGCAAACTTTATATAAAGTATTACCTAATCATGTCAAACCTAAAGTTCTTAAACGAATGAATAGGTATAAAAAATGGGAATACGGGTATAATGATGATCACGATATGGTTGTTATATCTAAGACTGGGCAAATTGGAGAGGTTTATGAAATACAAAATCTTAAAATAGCTTTACCTAAACAAAACAATATTCATAAGTTTGATAGTGACAAATGGGAGCGAAAAGAATTACCTAAAGTATTAAAAAAAATAAAAACTGTTTTTGACTGGAGAGAATATCCAGATGATTTTAAAGAAAAATGGTACGACTATATTGACGAAGAATTTAAAAGACGTGAAGAAGGTTTTTGTTATATAAACAAAGGTAAACCTATATACATTACTGGTACTCATTATATGTATTTACAATGGTCAAAAATTGACGTTGGTAAACCAGATTTTAGAGAATCAAATAGATTATTTTTTATATTTTGGGCTGCATGTATAGCAGATCATAGATGTTACGGTATGTCATATCTTAAAAACAGACGTTCTGGATTTTCATTTATGGCTTCTGGCGAATGCGTTAATATGGCTACTATATCAACTGACGCAAGGTTTGGTATACTATCAAAATCAGGTGCTGATGCTAAAAAAATGTTTACAGACAAAGTAGTACCTATATCGGTTAATTATCCTTTCTTTTTTAAACCCATACAAGATGGTATGGATCGACCTAAAACAGAATTAGCTTATAGAGTGCCAGCTTCTAAATTTACAAGAAGAAGTATTGTATCTACTGAAAAAAACGAAGAGTTAGCAGGTCTTGATACAACTATTGATTGGAAAAACACTGGAGACAATGCTTATGACGGTGAAAAATTAAAACTACTAGTACATGATGAAAGTGGAAAGTGGGAAAGACCTAATAATATATTAAACAACTGGAGAGTTACTAAAACTACACTTAGGTTAGGTAGTAAAATTATTGGCAAATGCATGATGGGATCAACGTCAAATGCTTTAGACAAAGGAGGAGCTAATTTTAAAAAACTATACTATGATTCAGATGTCACAAAAAGAAACTCCAACGGACAGACTCGTTCAGGACTCTATTCTTTGTTCATACCTATGGAATGGAACTACGAAGGATACATTGATTCTTATGGCATACCTGTATTCGACACGCCAAAAATACCTTCCAAAGATCCACATGGAACGCAAATAAAAATAGGTGTAATAGAATATTGGCAAAATGAAGTTGATGGTTTAAAAGGTGATCAAGATGGTTTAAATGAATTTTATCGTCAATTCCCTAGAACAGAAGAGCATGCATTTAGAGATGAAGCAAAATCATCATTATTTAATTTAACTAAAATCTACGAGCAAATAGATTGGAACGCAGATTTAAAATTTAACAATAACATAACACAAGGTAATTTTCAATGGACAAACGGTATTAAAGATACTAATGTTATATTTGTGCCAAATAAAAGTGGTAGATTTTTTGTTTCTTGGATACCTTCAATTATATTACAAAATAAACTTATAATTAAACAAGGTAAAAAACATCCTGGCAATGAACATATGGGTGCTTTTGGTTGTGATAGTTATGATATATCAGGAACAGTAGATGGTAGAGGTTCTAACGGGTCTTTACATGGTTTGACTAAATTTTCAATGGAAAATCATCCTGCTAATCACTTTTTTTTAGAATATATATCAAGACCGCAAACTGCTGAGATATTTTTTGAAGATGTTTTGATGGCTTGTGTATTTTATGGCATGCCTCTGTTGTGTGAAAATAATAAACCTAGACTTTTGTATCATTTTAAAAGAAGAGGTTACAGAGGTTATTCAATGAATAGACCTGATAAAATATATAATAAATTATCTGTTACAGAAAGAGAAATAGGTGGTATACCTAACTCTAGCGAAGATATTAAACAAGCTCACGCTGCAGCTATAGAATCTTATATAGATGAGCATATTGGTTTAAAACCTGATGGTAACTATGGAGACATGTGTTTTCAAAGAACATTAGAAGATTGGGCTAAATTTAATATAAATAACAGAACAACCCATGATGCCTCTATAAGCTCTGGTTTAGCTATAATGGCTTGTAACAAAAATAAATATAGACCTAATCCCATTGTTGAAAGAAAAGTTTATGACTTGGGTATTAAAAAGTTTAACAATAAAGGATCAATGTCAAAAATAATTGAATAAATGAATATATATACTAATTCTAATAGCGCCTTTCCTAGTCAGGTAGTACCAGCAGCGGAAAAGTCTTCTTGGGAATATGGATCACAAGTAGCTTCAGCTATTGAAACAGAGTGGTTTAATCAAGGTAGAACAAACGGTAATAGATTTGTTACAAGTTGGAATAATTACCACAACTTAAGACTATACGCTAGAGGAGAGCAATCTGTACAAAAATATAAAGATGAATTATCTATTAACGGTGATTTGTCTTATCTTAATTTAGACTGGAAACCAGTACCTGTTATTTCTAAGTTTGTAGATATAGTGGTTAATGGTATATCAAATAAAGATTTTGATATAAAAGCTTTTTCTCAAGACCCATATTCATTAAAGAAAAGAACTGATTACGCTACTAATTTAGCGAAAGATATGTATGCTAAAGACATGTTGGCTGAAGCTCAAAGCAAATTAGGTGCAAATTTTCAAAGTTCAACAGTTCCTTTAAATAAACTACCTGAGTCAAATGAAGAGTTAGAGTTACATATGCAACTTAGCTATAAGCAATCAGTAGAAATAGCAGAAGAAGAAGCTATAACAAATACTTTAGCTAAAAACAAATGGCAATTAACAAAACGTAGAATAAATCATGATTTAGTCGTTTGTGGTATTGCAGCTACAAAGACATCATTTAACAAAGCAAACGGTATAGTTGTAGACTATGTAGACCCGGCGCATATGATATATTCGTATACAGAAGATCCTAATTTTCAAGATATATATTACGTAGGTGAAGTTAAATCTTTAACTATACCAGAGCTTAAAAAAGAATTTCCAAATATACCGCCGGAAGAATTACAACGTATTCAAGAAATGCCTGGCAATAGACAATATGTTACTGGCTGGGGTAATTATGATAACAATACAGTTCAAATAATGTATTTTGAATATAAAACATATCATGATCAAGTTTTTAAATTAAAACAAACTGATAACGGGTTAGAAAAAATAATTCAAAAAACAGACACGTTTAATCCACCAGAAGCAGATACGTTTAAAAAAGTTTCAAGAAGTATTGAAGTTTTATACAGCGGAGTTAAAGTTTTAGGAACAAGCACAATGTTGAAATGGGAGTTAGCTCAAGACATGACTAGACCTATGGCAGACACAACTAAGGTGGAAATGAATTATGCTATTTGCGCGCCAAGAATGTATAAAGGTAGAATAGAATCTATAGTAAGTAAAATTACTGGTTTTGCAGATATGATACAGTTAACTCATTTAAAAATGCAACAAGTATTAGCAAGACTAGTTCCAGATGGTGTATTCTTAGACATGGATGGTTTAGCCGAGGTTGATTTAGGTAATGGCACAAACTATAATCCAGCGGAAGCATTGAACATGTATTTTCAAACTGGTTCGATAGTTGGTAGATCACTAACGCAAGATGGAGAATTAAATAGAGGTAAAGTGCCTATACAAGAATTATCTTCGTCATCAGGCGGTGCTAAATTACAAAGTCTTATACAGACGTATCAATATTATTTACAAATGATACGTGACGTAACCGGACTTAATGAAGCTAGAGATGGTAGTTTACCAGACAAAGACGCTTTAGTAGGCTTAGCTAAAATGGCCGCTAATCAATCTAATATAGCTACTAAACACATTAATCAAGCTAGTTTATATTTAGCTCTTAGAATATGCGAAAATATATCTCTAAAAATAGTAGATGTACTAAACTTTCCACTTACTCACTCAGCTTTGTTACAAAGCATATCGGTATATAATGCTAAAACACTTAGTGAAATAAGTAATTTAAATCTTCACGATTTTGGTATATACCTAGAATTAGAACCTGAAGAAGAAGAAAAACAAATGTTAGAGCAAAATATACAAATTGCTTTACAAGGAGGTGGTATTGATTTAGAAGATGCTATAGACATACGTCAGATAAAAAATATTAAATTAGCTAATCAACTTTTAAAGCAAAAACGTAAAAAGAAAATAAAAAGAGATCAAGCTCAACAACAACAAATTATAGCTGCGCAAGGAGAAGCTCAAACTAAAACTGCACAGGAAGTTGCTTTGGCGGAAACTCAAAAACAACAAGCTTTAACACAACAAAAAGTTAGCGTAGAGCAAGCTAAATCTCAATTTGAACTGCAAAGAATGCAAACAGAATTGCAAATAAAATCTCAGTTATTAGCTCAAGAATTTGAATACAACAAACAGTTGACTCAAATGAAAACAGGGCAACAAGATAATAAAGAGCAACAAATAGAAGATCGTAAAGATAAAAGAGTTAAATTACAAGGAACTCAACAAAGTCAATTAATAAACCAAAGACAAAACGATTCAGGTCCAGTAGATTTTGAAACTACAGGGGAAGATTTTTCTCAATTTGGACTTGACTAATTAATAATTATATAATATCATATCATGTCAGAAACAACAAATGAACCTGTTAAACAGGAAGGTGACTTTAAAATAAAGTCAAAAAAGAAAACACCTAAAAACTTAGGTAAAGCTAGTATTAACAATGTAACAAAAGTTGATTTATCTAAACCAGAAGCAACAGGAAAGGTAATTCCAGAAGTTGTAAAAGTTGATATACCAACGCTTAAAACAGAAGACAATGCCATTCGTATCGGAGAAACAGAGGAGATGGTTGTGGGCGAACAAACCGGAGATAGCGCTAAAATGGACCAACAAGTACCAGAGCCCGTCAAAATTTCTGAAGAAGCTTCACCAATCCAAGAAGTAACAAAAGAAGAAGTTAAACAAGTAACAAAAGAAATTAAAGAAGCGGTTAGAGATGAAAAAGTTTTAGGTAAACAATTACCTGAAAACATTGAAAAGCTAATTTCTTTTATGGAAGAAACAGGTGGAACAGTGCAAGACTATGTTTCGCTAAATAAAGATTATACATCTTTAAGTCCAACACAAGTACTTAAAGAATATTATACAAAAACAAAACCACACTTAGATCAAGAAGAAATTAATTTTCTAATGGAAGATAATTTTACTTTTGATGAAGACGTGGATGAAGCAAGGGAAATTCGTAAGAAAAAACTTGCTTTTAAAGAAGAGGTTGCAAATGCTAAAAACTTTTTAGAAAGTTCTAAGAGTAAATATTACGACGATATCAAGTTGAGACCGGGCGTAACTCAAGAACAACAAGAAGCAGTAAGCTTTTATGACCGCTACAAACAGCAGCAAGAAATTGCTACAAAATTACATGGTGATTTTAGAGACAATACTAAAAAATTATTTAACGATGAATTCAAAGGTTTTGATTTTAACGTTGGTGAAAAGAAATTTAGATATGGAATAAAAGATCCTAGTAAAGTTGGTGAAAATCAAACAGATGTACAAAACTTTGTTGGAAAATATTCCAATGACAAAGGTGAAATTGTAGATCCAGCTGGTTATCATAAAGCTATGTACGCTGCTATGAATGCTGATAAAATCGCTCATCATTTTTACGAGCAAGGAAAGGCTGATGGTGTTAAAGACATTATTACCTCTTCCAAAAACCCATCACAAGACGGACCTAGGCAAGTTGCCGATGGAAATGTTTTCATAAACGGATTAAAAGTAAAAGCTATTAGTGGATTAGATTCAACAAAATTGAAAATAAAAACAAGAAAATTTAACTAAAAAAAACAAAAATTATGGCTTTAAGTCCTCAGTTTGGGAGTATTATCCCATCTCAGTCACAACAAGCATTATCATCTAACTATTTAAACTTTGCTGGTGCAAATGGTGTGAATTTTTCACAACAATATTTACCAGAGCTTTATGAGCAAGAAGTAGAGAGATACGGTAACAGAACGTTATCAGGTTTCTTAAGAATGGTTGGAGCTGAAATGCCAATGACATCTGATCAAGTAATCTGGTCAGAACAAGAAAGATTACACATATCATACAACAACTGCGTCGTAGCAGGTGCTGGTGGTGCTGCTGCAACAATTACAATTCCTGTAACTGCTGCTAACGCTGCTGTACCAATTTTAAACGTTGTTTCTCCTTTATCAACAATAGTTGTAATGGATAACTTCGGTAACGAAGCAAAATGTTTAGTAACTGCTTCTGATACCCGCGCCGCTGGTGGTGGTGGTAACCCAGGACAGTTAACTGTTGAAGTATATCAAGGAGCTAATTTAGCTGCTAACGGTATTGCTAACGGAAATCCTGTTAAGATATTTGTATACGGTTCTGATTTCCAAAAAGGATCAGCAACTACAAATGCTTTACCTAACGCTGCAAGTGTTGGTAATAATATTTTAAACCCTATGGTAACTGTAGATCCTGCATTTACTACATTCACAAATTCTCCTATTATAATTAGAAGCCAATACACTGTAAACGGTTCTGACACTGCTCAGATCGGTTGGGTAGAAGTTTCTACTGAAGATGGAACTGGAGGTTATTTATGGTATCTAAAAGCTGAGTCTGAAACAAGACTTAGATTTGAAGATTACTTAGAAATGGCAATGGTTGAAGGTGAATTAAATGCTGGCGCTGGTGCAGTTCCTGCACAAAACGGTGGTACAGAAGGTTTATTTGCTGCTATTTCAAATGGTGGTAACGTGCAAGTAGGCTTTACAGCTGCTGCTGGTTTAGACTCTTTTGATGCAATACTTAAAAACCTAGATACTCAAGGAGCTATCGAAGAAAATATGTTATTCTTAAACAGAAGCACTGCTTTAGATTTTGATGATATGTTAGCTTCTATCTCTGGAGGTTTCGCAGGTGGTACTGCTTTTGGTTTATTTGAAAACTCAGAAGAAATGGCTTTAAATCTTGGTTTCTCAGGATTTAGAAGAGGTTCTTATGATTTTTACAAAACAGATTGGAAATACTTAAACGATGCTTCTACAAGAGGAGCGTTAGTTGGACCTGCTTCTATTGAAGGAGTATTAGTTCCTGCAGGTACTTCTACTGTTTATGACCAAATTTTAGGTACAAACATTAGACGTCCATTCTTACACGTAAGATATAGAGCTTCACAAGCAGATGACAGAAGAATGAAATCATGGCTAACAGGTTCTGTTGGTGGTGCATTTACTTCTTCATTAGATGCAATGGAAGTAAACTTCTTATCTGAAAGATGTTTAGTAACACAAGCTAGAAACAACTTTGTATTATTCAGAGGAATCTAGTATATTAATGTAATTCTTACCCTCGTTATAACTACGGGGGTAATTATTACTTTTATTAATCTTATTATATTATATTATGAAAAACCAAAAAATATCTCAATCTGAAGGTTGGGAAATAAAAGATAGACACTACTTTTTAGTAGGAAACAAATCTCCATTAACTTTAACAATACCTAGTAAACATACTAGAAAACATCCATTATTATATTTTGATGAAAGTATAGGATCTCAAAGAGAATTAAGGTATGCTACAAATCAACAATCTGCTTTTGTAGATGAGCAAAAAGGAGAATCAACTATGGGGCACATAACTTTTAAAGATGGTGTGCTTATGGTAAAAAAAGAATATCAAACATTACAAAAATTGTTATCTATATATCATCCACTAAGTGGTCATTTATTTAGAGAACATGATAACGTAGCTGTAGCTCAAGATGAGTTATATGATTTAGAATTGGAAATACATGCTTTAAATGCAGCTCAGCAAATGGATATAGAACAAGCTGAAGCTATATTAAGAGTAGAACTTGGATCACAAGTAAACACAATGGCCTCTAAAGAAATAAAAAGAGACTTGTTACTATTTGCAAGAAAAAATCCTCAATTATTTATTGACTTAGCTAATGATGAAAATGTTATATTAAGAAATTTTGGAATTAGAGCAGTTGAGTTAGGTATAATAACGCTATCTTCGGACCAAAGAACTTTCTTATGGGCTAGTAATAAAAAGAAACTTGTAACAGTTCCTTTTGATCAAAACCCATACTCTGAATTTGCGGCTTTTTTAAAGACTGATGAAGGAGTAGAAGTTTATAAGTCTATCGAGAAAAAACTCAAATAACATGTAATACTAATATAGGGTCCGTTTACTCGGGCCCAATATTATAATAAACAAATTAAAATGGCAATAAACGTAGATCAGGTTTACAAAACCGTCTTATTAATAATAAATAAAGAGCAAAGAGGTTATCTTACTCCTGACGAGTTTAATAAAATAGCAACGCAAGTTCAATTAGAGACTATTGATGACTATTTTCAAACTATTAATCAACAAATGCGTGTGCCACAAAATGATAGCGAATATGGAAATCGTTATAAAAACGTACAAGAAAAATTAGATGCTTTTAAAAAAATAGGTCTTTGTACATTTAATGCCGCGACTGGAACTACTCCAGCTTATTTTGATACACCAACATCTTCAAATGTATCAAGCGGATTTCAAACATTCAATACGTCAACAACAGCGACAGGTTATCCTTTAACTACAATAACACAAGCGCAAGTTCAAAACGCTACCACAGTTGTTACTATAGAAACGCCTACTGGTGCAGCGGCTATACCTTATGCAACAAATAAATGGAATATTACAGGTGGTATATTTAACGCTGACGCGTCAACAACACCAGCAACTCCTGTTGGAGCCGGTAGTAAAATAAACATAAACTTATTCCCTAATGATTTTTATAAATTAGGAACTATATTATATAGAGACGACAGAGAAGTTGAGCAAATTCAAAGAAATGAATTAGCTATGCTTAATATGTCTCCTATAAGTAAACCTACTGAACATTTCCCAGTTTGTTTTTATGAGCAAAACAGAATAACTATATATCCACAAACTATAATCAACCAAGTTCAAGTAACTTACATTAGAAAACCCGCGGATGTAATGTGGAATTTTTCTTCTACAACTGGTTATTACGTTTGGGATCCAGCTAGTTCAGTTGATTTTGAATTAGATGTAACAGAGCAAACTAACGTTATAATAAAAATATTACTATACGCTGGAGTTGTAATTAAAGATCCACAAATAGTTCAAGCTGCATCTCAAGAAATAGCTATGGAAAATCAAAACGAAAGAAATTAATAAGATATGGCAATACAACCACCAAGCAATGGATTAGTAACTGAAAATGCTAAACAATATTTTCAAGGCTCTCAAGGGTTTAGAGCTGCCGCAGCCGGTGGTGGTCAAACGTTTCCAACTGATTTTGATACTGATCTTATATTAGGAAGTTCTACAAGTTGGAATCCTACAGACGTAAACTACTCTTTAAATAATTTTAAGGTATATACAAGTCCTACAGGAATAGCTGGAAGTTGGTCAGAGTGGATAACACAACTACAGGTTACTAACGGTAAGACTATAACTTTAACAGCAGCACCTGTAGCTAATGCGTACGTTGTTGTTCAGTTAAAAATACTTGATGGCGGTAAATATGGTAACACTGAAGCAGATAAAGCTTATGGCCAGACAGTAGAAGACAACTATGGAAGTTATCAATATGTTACATTGAACGATGTTGTAAGTAATTTTTTAGTAGGTTACGTAGGACAATATAAGCTTTTACAAGACGCTAAAAGAAGTGATATAATATTTTTTACTAAAAGAGCAATGCAAGAGTTTAGCTATGATACATTAAAAAGTATTAAATCTGCAGAACTTACAGTGCCAGCTAGCTTAACATTAGTGCTACCTCAAGACATGGTTAATTATGTTAAAATGTCTTTTATAGATGAGTTAGGAGTTAAAAGACCTATATATCCAGCAAATAATTTAACAATAAGCCCTTACTACACACAGGCTCAAGATTCAGCAGGTATACCTACTCAAGATAATTTTGGTAATGATTTAGAAGGAACTTCTATTACACAAGAAAGATGGCATACTGCTAATGATAGTTTTATTAATGGTAATTTTGCAAATGATTTTACTAATGATATGTGGGCATACAACTGGGGAGAACTAGGAGGATTTATTGGTGGTGCTTATGGTCAAATGTATGGTATGGAAGGTCAGTACGCACAAACAAATGGCTGGTTTAACATGAACGAAAGAGAAGGTAAAGTTTCTTTTTCAAGTAATTTAGTAGATAGACTAATAGTACTAGAATATATATCTGATGGTTTAGCATATGATTTAGATAGTAGAATACCAAAACTTGCTGAAGAAGCAGTATACGCATATGTGTTACACGCTTTAATATCAGTTAGAATAAATCAGCCTGAGTATATTGTAAAAAGATTACAAAAAGAAAAAAGTGCTAAGTTAAGAAACGCAAAAATAAGATTATCTAACATTAAACTTGATGAAATAGTTCAAGTAATGAGAGGTAAATCTAAATGGATAAAAAATTAAATTAAATGGCAGAGTCTAAAAACAGTTTCATACAATCTAAAATGAACAAAGACTTGGACGAAAGATTAATTCCAAGTAACGTTTACAGAGACGCTTTAAACGTAGCGGTATCTAGGTCAGAAGGCGGTGATGTAGGTTCGTTAGAATCCATATTAGGTAACGAAGAAATATACAATGGAGGAACTCATGCTGATTTAGAAATTATTGGAAAAATTGTAGATGAAGTAAATTCTGTAATTTATTTTTTTAAAACAAATTATACTAAAACTGCAGATGTTTTACCTGGCGATGCTACTGCTTGGATAATGACTATAGAAAGATTTAGTATTGCTTCTGGCTCTTCAAGTATATTAGTACAAGGCAATTTTTTAAATTTTTCTACACAAAACTATATACATGGTGTTAATTTAATTGAAGATCTTTTATTTTGGACTGATAATAGAAACGCGCCTAGAAAAATAAACATAACACAGTCTTTAGGGTATTACACTAATGAAGATCAAATATCTGTTTGTAAGTTTTCACCTTATAAAGCCGCTGAATTAATAAATTTAAGATCTGTTACAACAACAAGCGCAGCTACACATCCTTCTACAATGACTGATGCAGAGGATTTACCTACTGTTTTAATTGGTGTTAATGAAATTAGCTCAGTAAATCTAGCGGTAACTAGATATAGAAATGGAGACGTTATAGAAAACGCTACAACAAATTCAGCTTGGGCTACGGCAAACACAAATCAAACAGGAGCATGGTGCTATTATAATAACGATTTAGGTAACGGTGTTACGTATGGTGTTTTGTATAATAAATGGGCGGTTTTAGATCCTAGAGGTTTAGCACCTATTGGATATACTGTATTATCAAAAGCGCAATGGACATCAAGCTTAACATCTGTGTCAAGCACAAGCGCAACGCCTTTTGTTGGCGCGGGTGTTGTTTTAAAATCAGAAGAGTTATGGGAAACTTCAGCAACCGCAAATCAAGGTCAAAATACTAAAGGTTTTAATTCTTTACCAGCTGGAGAAAGAGTAGCATCAGGTAATTTTTTCCAAGAAATAACACAAACAACTAACTATTGGACTAGCGATGCTACTGATGATAGTTTTGTTCAAATGGTTTATAATTCTCCTAACGCTACAATAGAAGTAGCTCCAGGTTCAAACCCAAAATTAGCAGGTAGATCAGTTAGGTGTATTAAAAACGCTAACTATAATGGTTGGAATGGAGATCCTGAGTACTTAAAAGATAAGTTTGTTAAATTTAGTTATAGATTTAAATTTGATGACAACGAATATTCAACAGCAGCTCCTTTTAGCCAAGATGTATTTATACCGCAACAACAAGGCCAATTTGTAAACGATAACGAAAATCAAGCGTTTATAACTACTGTTGTAGAATTTATGCAAAATTCTATTAACAATGCTGTATTAAACATTGAACTACCTACAATTGATATTTTTAATGAATATAAAATAAAAGGAATTGATATATTATTTAAAGAGTCTGACGCTCAGGCTTATTCAGTAATAGAAAGCGTTGTTGTAGATCAAGCCTTTGTAGATAATTTAAATAACACAAATATTTATCAATACGCTTATCAATCAACTTTACCAATAAAAACTTTAACTTTAGATCAAACTACTAGAGTTTTTGATAAAGTACCTGTTAGAGCATTGGCTCAAGAAACTAGTGGTAATAGAGTAATGTATAGTAATTTTGTGCAAGGAAATGGAGCACCTATAGGTTTAAATTACTTTATAGATACTACTGAAAAAACTATACAAGAATACATACAATACCCACAGCATTCAATAAAAGAAAACAGAAACTATCAAGTAGGTTTAGTTTTAGCAGATAAATATGGAAGACAAACTGATATAATATTATCTAATTATGATGATCTTAAAGATGCTTTAGGAAATCCTGTGCCTGGTTCTAACGTGTTTTTGAATTATAAAGCGTTATCTTTTGCTGACGATATAAGAGATTGGATGGGAGATAATTTAAGATTAAATTTTAATTCTCCAGGTATACCTGAAGCAGATGATTCTTCAAATGTAAACGCAGGTTATCCAGGCGTGTATGCTTTAGGAAATTATTACACAGTAAACATAGCAACTGCACCAACAGCTGCGTTACCTTATTTTTGGGACTATAGCAATCAGGTTATAGTTGCTACTACTACAAATCTAACAATGCTCTTTACAAATATTGTTTTTGTAGATACCGCGCCAGCTGTTAATACTTACGAACTTTATAAAAACACAGGATCAGGTTGGATAAAATTAACTAAAACAGTAGATTATTCTATAAGCGACGCAACTGGAGATGATGACGTTACTGTTACATTTACAACTGGGGCTAGACCTGTTATTGGTGAGGCTTACAAGTTTACATTAAGATACACTGCTGAAAACTATAATAAATACCAGTTAGGCAATGTAACTGCAAGTGCAAATCCTTTATTTCCTAATTTTGCTACTACTTATCAAGATTACTTTGCTATTGGTAAAGAGTTAAGAGGTTTGTATTGTGACTATACTAAAATAGAGGCTGTTACACCTATGTTTAATCCTGTTAGAGCTCTTTCATTTTTTACAAAAAAACAAATTGCTGACAGTTATTTATTTGATAACAGCGGAGCCACTGATCCTACTAGAACAGAAAAAACCTTAACAGCAGACACTACATTTGCTACTTATGATATAAACCCTAAAGGTTTTTATAGTTATAAAATAGGTATAAAACAATTGCAACAAGATTATTATAATGTATACTTACCTGG